CGTCCGAAGCCTTTGGCATGGGCAATTTCGAGGGCGCGGTCACCGGCCTGATGGGCGCGGGCCTGACGGATGAGGCGAGCAGCTATTCGACGCTTGGCCAGCAGCAGGAAGCGCGCAACCGCACGAGGGCCTATGGCGAGGCGTTCAGGACCGGCATGGGCACAGGCCCGCAGCCCGATCGCAGGGGCGCCTATCAGGCTGTGGCGACCACGGCAGGCCAGCAGGGCGACTTCGGCATGATGGCCGACATGGATCAGGTCTTGTCGCAGATGGACGAGAGCCAAGCCTCGCAATTCGCCAGCGGGATGGAGTTCCTTGGCAATACCGCGCTGGGCCTCAAGGGCGTGCCGCCTGAACAGCGCGGCGCGGCGGCTGTGGAAATCCTCAAAAACTCGCCCTACGGCAACCCGCAGATCATGGCGCAGATCGAGCAGGCCGCGGCGGATGGCCGGATCACCGATCAGGAGCTGGACAACTTCGCCATGCAGACGATGAGCGTGGCTGAGCGGGTGAAGGCTCAACAGCCGAAGCTGTTCAACACAGGGCAGGCGGTTGTCTCTGTGAGCCCCGGAACCGATCCCAAGGCAGAGGTGCTTTACACTGACCCGCAGAAGGCTGGCGGCGGGGTGCGTCAGCCACCGAGCGGGTACACATGGACCGAAGAGGGCGCCCTTGCGCCTATTCCGGGCGGGCCTGCCGATACCAAGCGGAGCGGCGTGGACGTTGACCCGAAAATCATCGCGCTGGAGATGACGCAGTCCAGCAAGTGGATGCCGATCCAGAACAACTTTCAGGACATTCAGGCTTCATTCAATCGCATCAATACTCTTGCAGGGAACAAAAACTCCGCAAGCGATCTTGGCCTCATCGTCTCATTCACGAAGATGCTTGACCCTGGCTCTGTGGCTCGCGAGGGCGAAGTCGCGCTCACACAGTCGGCGGCAAGCGCGCTTGATCAAGCTGCAATGTGGGCGCCTCGCCTTGCTGGCGGCAAGACGCTTCTGCCTGACAATGTCCGCAAGATGTACGTGGACGCGGCGCGCGACATGTACGGGGCATACGAGAAAACTTACCAGCGCCTTGCCCGGGACACGCAGAAGCGCGCGACCGAATACGGCCTGAGCCCTGATCGGATCATGCTGGGCTACGAAGCCAAAGAGCCTGTCCAGTCCAAGACTGTCCAGACGCCAGCCATGCAGATGGGCATCCGCGCCTATTCCAAGCAGACGGGCATCCCGGCTGAAGCGATCAGCGAGTTCCTGTCCAACCCCGCAACGCCGCAGGAAATCGCTGAGTTCAACCAGGCGTTGGAAGAGGCGGGCTTTGGCCCCAATCAAGCCGAAGCTCTTTTGAAGGCGCTGCAAGGTGGTCGCTAACAAGTACGCCAAGTACGTCCAGCCGACGCCTGCGCCGCAACCGGAGCAGCAACCGGCCCCAGCGTCACAGAACAAGTACCGCAAGTATTTGCAGCCCGTGCCGGAGCCCGCTGCGCCTTCCGCCAATGCGGCTAACCCCATCGTCACAGCCCAGCGCCAAAGCCAGACGCAGGCAATGTCTCAATGGGCGGCGCAGCAGGAAGCGCGCAAGGCGGCTGAGGCGGCCGATGCCGCCCGCCGTCAGCAGGAGCGTCGTGAGGCGTCCCGCGTCAACATGGGCGACTTCATCGTTGATGAAAACGCAGCGCCTATCCAGACGGACTATGAAAAGGACATCGGCAAGGGCGTGGCTGGCGCTCCGCTGTCATTCGGACAGGGGCTTGCCGAGGGTGGCGCGAACCTCATCAACAATGTCACGAACATCGGCGCGGAGGGCCTTAACGCGGCCAACCGGCTTCTGCTTGGCGACAAGGCTTACCAGTTCACGGGAACCAATATCGAGGTTCCGCGCAACGTCCTGATCGGTGAAGGCGCTCCGCTTGAATCCGTCACTGGAGCCCTTCCGCGCGGCGTTGGCCAGATGATGGCTGTACGTATGCCGCTTGGCAAACTGAAGCCGGGTGGTGGATTGCCGGGCATGGCGATCAAGGATGCGGCAGCGTTCGCAGCGACGACAGACAAGGATACCCCGCGTCTTGTCGATATGCTGCCGGCCGGAACGCCCATCGCCAGCGCGCTGCAAAGCCGTGATGGCGAGGGCTATACCGAGGCGTTCCTGAAAAACGCGGCTGAAGACCTGACTATGTCAGGCGCTTCGGCTGGCGTCATGAAGCTTGTCGAAACGGCTCTTGGCGCGGGCGGGCAGGCGGGCAGGCAGGCAGCAAGGGCGCCGGAACCTGAGCCGACCCCGGCCCCCGCTCCGCAAGCACCTGCACCCACGGTGCAGCCCTTCAGCGCCCCGGCTGAACCTTCGGGCGGCAGCTTCATACGCAATTTTGGAACCCGCGCCATTGGCGGCGGCATCGGGGCCACGCTGGGAGGCGTGGGAGACGCAATCGCAGCCGAGGGCGACGGATCGCGCGGCGGGCCTGATATCATTAACCCGGTGACCGGAGCGGCTGCCGGCATATTCGGGCCGAGTGTTGTCGCACGTGGCTTGCGTGTCGCTGCACGCCCGTTCCGTCCCGCTGGCTTTGATGAGCGTGTCGCAGCGCGTGCCGTGCGCAAAGCGCTGCTTTCGGGCGGTATCAAATCAGAACAAGACGCGCTCAATGCAGCCCGCGCCAGGTTTGGCGACAAGCCGGCGTCTGTGGCCGATCTGACGCAGGAAGGCGTCGGGATCAGCGCGGGTATTTCGCGCCTGCCCGGAGCGACGGGAGACGTTGCGCGTGCCCGCAGCGAAGACCTGATCAGCAACCGGGCTGGCCGTCTTGAGCGCGATATTGGCGAGGCAACCGGAGCCAACCCGGCCACTATTTCCGGTGACGTGGACCGCATGATTGCGCTTGCTCAAGAGCAGGCTACGCCGGCTTACGATGCTTTGCGTGCGCAGTATCCCTTTGGCAGCCTGACCAGCCCCCGGCTCAAGGAATTGCGCGAGCTGGATATTCTGAAGCCGCACATCAAAGGCGTTGAACGTTATCAGGACACGCTGGCGAAAACAGAGAATCGTGTCGTTGGCGACTTCGAGTTCTGGGATCTGGTCAAACGCAGCCTTGACGACACTGAGCAGGCTGCAATCGCTCGCAATCAACCCGTGCCGTATGACCTCGACAGCGCGCGGCAGGCGATTGTCAAAGAGATGGACGCGCGCGTGCCTGGGTATGCTGAAGCGCGCCAGCTTGGCGGTGAGGCACCCAAGATGCAGGCCGCGTTCCGGCAGGGGCAGGGGCTTCTTGGCGGTCGCTACACCGCTGAGGATGTGTCGCGGCTAGTTCAGGCCGTCACTGGTCAGCCGCTGACTGCGCTGCAAGCAGGCGTCATTCGGTCGATGGTTGGAAAGACCGAAGGAGCCGGGGCGGCTATTGCGGCTCTTTCCAGCGCGGGAGCGCAGAGGAAGTTAGAAAAGGTTTTTGGGAAGGGTCCTGCCGAGGCCATGCGGGCGCGCTTCAAAGCTGATGCAGCGCTTGTGCAGAACGCTTCGCGCATCAATCCGAACGTCGGATCGGTCACATCTCAGGCAGAGATGAGCCAAGGCGGCATTCTGCCAGCAGCGGCTGATCTCATGCGCACGGTGCGCAGCCCTGTTGAAAGCGCGCTTGCGGCCATGTCGCGGTCGGGCAGTTACACCAAAGCCCAGCGGGACCTGATGGGCGAAATGCTTCTAGGCGGTGCTGATCCTGACAACCTTGCGCGCATCTTCGCCGGCAAGAAGCCCAAAGGTGGTGGCCGGGCTTCGCCGTCGCCCGTGCCGTCCACCGGCCTCGGAACCGTTTCATCTGCGCCTCGCAGACCAGAGCAGTCGGGCTTCGGAGGCGGTCGCAAGCTTCCTATGGATGAAGCGTCACGGATGTCTCGTGCTAGAGAGATGGGATTCGATGTCGATACGCCGCTGTATCATGGGACGAACAAGAATATCGAAGAGTTTGCCGTTGGCGCAAATCGCGATGGAGCAAGCGGTTCGCGGGAGGGCCCTCTCGGTGTTTGGCTGACCAACTCGCCAGACACGGCGTCAAGCTTTGCCGATTGGGCTGGTCGCGGTCAGGGCGGCGAGAACGTCATGCCGGTATTCGCTCGCCTCAAAAATCCTCTCGTGGTTGATAGCTACGCAGCAGTCAAAGACGTCATCGACAAATATACCAAATTCGAGCGCCCCGGCTATGAGATTGGTGGGCGTCAGATTAGAATGGTTGGCGACAAACCGGACTATGCTGCAGCACGCAAAGCCATGGAAGCGGAAGGCTACGACGGCATCATCATTCGCAACACGATGACGGACAGCGTTGACGGCAACCCCATCGATCAGGTGCTCGTCTTCGACCCCGCCAACATCCGAGGCAAGTTCGCCAAGTTCGACCCCTCCGAATCCTCAAGCTCCAAGCTCCTTGCTGGAACAGGAGCCAACGCCACCGGCCTAGGCGGTGCAGGCGGTGCAGTTGCGGGCGCAGCCTATGGCGAGTTCGGTCCACTTCAGGACATGGATCGCGACGGAGATACGGACGCAGAAGACCGGCAGGCCATGCGGATGAGCTATGGCTTCGGCGGCCTTGTCGGCGGCGGTCTTGCAGGAGCCGGAGCGAACAGGCTGCTAGGCCCGCGTCGTGGTGTGTCGAAGGCCGGGCCGCAGAAGCCCCCCGCTCAGGCCCCGCAGGCAAAAGCAGCGCCTGCCGTCGATCCAAACGACCCGTTTGGCGACAAGGCATGGCTGGCTCAGAAAAAGATGGGCGCAGGAAAAGCGCCAGTTGTTGAGCCTGTCGATACTTCAACATGGGTGCCGGAAGATTTTCAGGCAGCACGCACGCAGCTTGGCCAGCTTCTCAGGGAGCGCAGAACCGCGCCGCCGGATCAATGGCTGGACTACGACACCGAGATTGCACAGTTGAAGCAGGCGCTGGAGCAGGACGCCGCCAAGCCCAAGCGCTAACGACAAAGCCCCCACCGGTTAGGGCGAGGGCTTCAGTCTAGGCAGGTTATCAGGCGGCTTTTTTCCAGCGCAGTTCGGCCAGTTGCCGGGCCGGGTTCGTGATCGGCGCTTTCTTCAGATCACGGGCGAACGTGTAGAGCGAGAACACGTTGAACACCGAGAGGCCAAAGGAGGCGACCCACAGCGCCCAGTCAGGGGCAAGGTCTTTGCGGGCATCGAGCCAAGCAAGGCCCTGATGGGTCATGCCAGCTTCGATGAGGACCAGTATCGCACCGAGGACAATCGTCATCCCCGCCGTGAAGCTGAACCCCTTCTCCTTGCATTCTGCGAACCGGGTGACACACCCGGACAGGATGAGAGAGACCGAAACCAGGACCGCCGTCAGCATCGCTGCGACGATCCACTCGACCGGATGATCTGCAACGCTGCCGGCAAGGACCGCGTCAGACCAGAACGAGAGGGCGCCAAACCCGATTGCGATCCACATCAGGCAGTTGCTTGCCCAGAGAGCGCGATCTTGCGTAAGATAGTTCATAGCTCAGGTTCCTTCTGAGTTAGGGGCGGGAGACCACGGTTTGCGCCGTGCCCGCCCCGATTGATTGTCAAACATCGCGGAATTGCTTCCGTACTCGCAAGTTAAGCGAGTAATCGCTAAGTCAAACCGAAATTACGTGAAATGCAGGGCTGAAAAGCCAAGTATTTCCGCGTCTCCAAATCACATTTGCGTGATGATCCTAAGTATTAGGGGCTCACCATACCATACATCCCCGTTGTCCCGATAGCCGATCGCCGGCAGCGATATGGCATGGCGCCCCTGCGCCTGCTCAACATGTTCGCCGTCCCGATCCCGGCAGAGACAGGAAAGCCGACACGGCTCGCGCTTATCCCGACGCCGGGACGGGCGCAGCGCGTCGACCTCGGCGCAGAAATCCAGGGCATCTATTGCGAGCCCGGCGTGCGCAACGGTGCGCTGTTCGTCGTTGCTGGCGGCGACCTCTACAGCATCTCGGCTGCATGGGTGGCCACAAATCTCGGGACCATCGGCGGAAGCGGGCAGGCGGCCTTCGCCGGTCTTCGGGACAACCTCTATGTCGCCCGCGCGGCCAAGCCGTGGCGCTATAACGGGTCAGCGCTGACGCAGGTGAGCGATGTCGATGCGCCCGACGCCACCAGCCTGCTTGTGCTGTCTCAGCGTCTTGTCGCTTCTGAGGACGGGGCGGACACCTATTACTGGTCCAACGTGCTCGACGGCACGTCATGGGAAGCTCTGGGCTTTGCCACGGCGGAACAGCGCCCGGACGAAATCAGGCGGATGCTGCGCCTGTCGGGGCAGATCATTGCAGGCGGCGCCAGCTCCATCGAAATCATCCGCGCGACCACATCGACCACGCTCCCTTTCCAGAACATCACGGGCCAGTCGATCGATGAGACGCAAGGTTTCCTGTCCGCGCATTCATGGGCGATCCGCGGCGACAAGCTGTTCCTGATCGGCGGGAACCTGATGCCCTATCTGATGAGCGGCTTTTCGCTCAATCCGCTGCCACGCAACGGCGAGATGGAAGACGACCTTCTGGCGCTCCCTGCTTCCGACCGCCTGCTCGTCACCTGCATGGCCTATCAGTACGGCTCCAACGAGTTCTTCAAGGTCCGCATCCCGAACAAGGCGGCTTACGTTTTCAACACCACAACAGGCTTCTGGCATCGCGAGCAGAGCTGGGAAGAAGACACCTACCCGCCAAAATATCATGCGACCGCTTACGGGTACGAGGTGCAGGCCGACGAAGGCGGGACGGCCCTCTACACGCTGGACAATACTGTTTTCACGGATGCGGGAACCACGGTTGAGCGCATGGCGACGCTGCGGGCGTCCTTTGCGGATTACGAGATAATCGGCTCGCTGTGCGTGGATCTGCAAGCATTCGGCCGGCCAGCCAGCGGGCAAGGCTCCAACCCCACCATCATGGTGGACGTGTCAACCGATGGGCGCAACACGCGCGATGACACGCGCTCGGAACTGACTGTCACGCTGGGAGCGGACGGACGTTACCAGAAGCCTGTCGTCTGGGGCCTTGGCATGGTCCCGCCCGGCGAGGCGACGAACATCACCATCCGCATGACGGACCCGGTCGGCATCACGATCAACGGCGCATGGATCAATGAAGGGCAGCGCTCGTGACCGATAACGTCCCGTTCCTGCAAGTCGGGATGAAGATCATCAACCCGGACGGCACTCCGGTCGAATGGTTCCGCAACGCCTGGAATACGCTTGTCCTGCGCACGGGCGATGAGACGACAGACACGGTCTTTGCGGCGGTGAGCGGCGCGGCGCAGGCGCGGGCAGATGCAGCAGCGGCACAGGCTGCGGCAGACGCTGCGGCTGCTGCGGCGGCGGCGGCAACAAGCGGGGCGGGCGGCTCGTCCAGCTTCTATGCCACCGCCAGCCGATCGGTCTGCTTCGGAACGACCTTGACGAGCGGGGCTGTCACGACCCCGAGCGTCACCGTCACGCCGACGGGCGGCACGGGGCCTTATGTTTATGCGTGGACCTACGATTCCGGTGATGCGGGGTTCACCGCAAACAGCCCTTCGTCGGCTTCGACCACCTTCACCGGAACGGTTGCGGCAGGCGAGGACAAGGTCGCCGTCTGGCGCTGCACTGTCACGGACTCACTTCTGGCGACCTGCTTCGTCACCGTTGGCGTTTCAATCTCAAGCCTGAGCTGAAATCACATGGCAAAGAACCTGTTCGGACTCGTCCACACTTTGCTGGACGATAGCGGAGCCTTGGAGCCTGGCGGAACGATTGAGGTCTATACCGCAGGCACCACAACGCCGCGCACGGTTTATTCAGATCGCGCCCTGACGACGACGGCGGGAACTTCGATTACAGCAGATGCGGCGGGCCGGTTTCCCGAGCGGTGGATAGAAGACAGCGTCATCATAAAACTGGTCTACAAGGACAGCGCTGGCGCGACACTCGCGACCCGAGATTATGCGAACGACGACGCAAGCGACCTGACGGACCCGGTCAACGCCACGGCCTACGGCTTCAAGGTCGGTGGCGGCAATGCGGACGCCACGGCCAACACGACGGCGCTACAGGCGGCGCTTGACGCTAACTACTGGGTTCAGCTTCCCGAGGGCACGGCGTACATCAACACCATCACGCACACGCGGTCCAATCGCGTTTCTGGCGTCGGGCAGTCGGCAACCATCCTTGTGCGGGCCAACAGCACGAACGGACGCATCTTCTATTCGTCCGCGAAGAATGACCTCATCTATGAAGACATGACGCTGGACGCCAACCGGGCGAACAATACCGGCGACGGGGCGCATGGCGGCATCCGTTTTGAGGGCTGCTCGCGCTGGATCTTGCGGCGCATCAAGGCGACGGGCTGGCGTGGGACGTTCTCCGGCTCGCCTGTGGGCTCCGGCTTCTCGTCCGTCAGCGGCGGATCGCGTGGCGTGATCGAGCCCGGATGCTGGTTCGATGACTGTTATGATGGCTACGTGATCAGCGGCCACACAGACGCGCGGGACTTCGGGTCGCGCCTGACCACCTGCACCCGTAACGGCGGGCTTGTCTCCAGCTCATCGCATCGCTTCGAGCATCACGGCGTCGAGGCGACCGGAAACTGCACCACTTACGCCGGCGCAGGTCTCCAGATCATCGATACCAACGATGCCAAGGGATATGGCGGCTATTTCGTCAGCAACACGCTGGGCCACGGGCTCCAGCATAACGGCTCTGATCGTTGCGAGACGCACGGGGGCACGTTCAACTCGAACGGTATTTCTGGTCTCGATTTCTTCGACTCCATCGACTGCAAGGTTTACGGTGGCTATGCCACGCTGAACGCGATCCGGGGCATCGAGATCGACTCGGCGTCCAATGGCTGCGTCGTCACCGGCTTTCAGGCCGCGTCCAATACTGATGTTGATATCTCGATTTTCCGCACAGCCGACGTGCAGCTTATCGGCTGCGAGGGCAATGTGCGCGCGTGGGATGCGGCAGTCATCGCAACGGCGACCGTCTCGGCAGGCGGTACGGGTTACACGGTGGGCGACGTGCTTACGGTGTCGGGCGGGACCAGGGCCACGGCAGCGACGTTCACAGTCGCCACGCTTGGCGGCGGCGGCGCGGTTGCAACTGTCACGGTCTCCAATGGCGGCAATTACTGGACCTTCCCGACCGAGCCGGCGTCGGTGACGGGCGGGACGGGATCGGGCGCAACCTTCACCTTCACGGCGACGGCTGAAGCCTCCAGCACGAACGCGCGGTTCCAGATCATGGGCGGGCATCGCTCCGATACCATCCTGCTCGTGACGGACGCCTGCACCGAGGTCCGTCTTACGAACGTCAAGGCGACCACCATCACGGACCAGAGCAACGAGATCGTTTCGGCCATCGGGTGCGACAACATCGAGACCATCTTCGCGCTGGCAGATGTGGCGAGTTATGCCGATCAGGCCGCAGCCGCGACGGGAATCACAGGTGTCGGAAGGCTGTGGAGGCAGGATTCGACCGGGCTTCTAGGCATCACTCTGACGTAGTAGAATCAGCCCATGCTTGTGATGTACGGCGCTTCAACCGTGTCTGGCTTCCAATCGACACGGGATATCCCCGATAGCTGCCGGGCGCCTCATACGCCTGTGAATGACATAACACTGGTGACGCTGGGGGATTGCGTGGCCGACCTTGGCGTGGATGTGCAGGTCTGCGCACAGCCTGGCCTTTCGTCCTATCAGTTGCTGGAATGGTTCGAGCGTGTTCCGCAATGGCATGGCGAGCCGACAATCCTGTGGGGAACGCGGAACGATTATCCCAACGAATGCCGCAGCCTCCTGCTCAACTATGAGCGCATGATCTCACAACTGACGGGGCCGTGGTGGATCTGCGGAATCCCGCTTCAGGACAGCGACCTTGAACAGCCGGAATGCATGTTCCAGCGCTGCAATGCTGAACTGAAAGCCTTCGCCGGATCGCGCTACATCGACCCGCTTCAGGCACTGGGCGGCGCACCCGTGCTTCCGTGGTACTGGCGTATCGACCGCGTTCATCCGACCTCAGAGGCTAACCGCCTCATCGCACGCTGGCTGATCGCCAACACCATAGGCGCAACGGCTCAAGCCAAAGCCGCCTGATCAAAGAGGAAATCGCAATGCCTGCTTTTGCAGAGGACGGCACGGTGACGTGCCCGTTCCCGGCCGCGTGGCTGGAGTTCTACAACGCCGACAAGGACAAGTGGACGGCGGTGGCCTACAGGACCGAAGAGTGTGGCGGTGGACGCGAGTTCTCACACGGCACGGTCGTCGCGGCTTTGCCGGACGGATCATTCCCGCCCGTCTTCCTGTGGGACAAGATCAATTATCGCGTGGTGGCCAAGGGCGCTGACGGGTCAGTGCTGGCGACGATTGAGCGCGTGGAACCGGGCTCGGAGTTTGTGGCCGAAGGCGCCGCGCCTGAGCCTGAGCCTGTAAGGCCGCAGCCTGTCGCGCCTGACCTGACGGCGGAACTTGCTGCCGAGGTCGAAGCCCTGCGCGCAGAGAATGCCGAGCTGAGGCGCGCAATGGCGGCTGTGGAAGAACCCCCGCCGCTGCTGCCTGAGCCTGACGCGCTGATGGCTGACTATGGCCCCGTAGGCGAGGAGGCCGACATCACGGGCGACATGCTGCTCGATGCCTTCGAGGTGGACCCCACCGAAACGGCTGCCGTGGTCAGGACGCTGTCGGCCACGCGCCTGAAGCATCTGAGCGAACAGTTGAACGTCGAGCGCGCCCGGCTGGATCGGGAGCACCAGGCAACGGGCATCGCCAATCCGAGGTCCGCATCGATCGACCGTCTGCTGGGGCTGCTGACGCGACGCGGGGAAGTCTAACACGTGAGGGGCTGGGCAGGGCATGTCGGAACTATTGATCGCAGAGCACTTGGCGCAGTCGCGCAAGACTGCCGAGCACGAACAAATCAACCGCTTTGGTACGCTTGAGAAACACCTTGCCGTTCTTCAGACGCGCTTTGAAGCGTGGGTGGAGCGCGCGGTTCAGGGTGAAGACCTCAAGGAGCTGAAGCGCGAAATGGAGTCGCAGATGAAAGACACTCTCGGAAGCCTGCAATCCTACGTCGTCACAGCAAACGATCAGCAGGCCAAAGATATTTTAGGTGAAGTGCGCAGCATGTTTGTCGCGCAAAAGAATGAACAAGTCGAAGACCAAAAGGCGTTTCGCCGGCAGATGTTTTTCATCGTCTTCTCGTCGGCGCTTGGCGTGATCTGCACGGTGCTGGGTGCGCTGGCAATCACCGGACTACTCGGGCGCGCGTAGCGCAAGCAGAAAGGGCAGGGCATGGGCCGCTTTTTGGATAAATTCTTAGAGTTCAAGAATGAAGCCGACGCGACACGCAAGTTTGCGCTGTTCGCGGTGGTCATCATCACGCTTGGGCTTGCTTCGCTGTCCGTCACCGGCATCGTCGCAACGGCTCAGTGGACGTGGCTGAGCTTCCTGCCGATCATGGGCATGATCGTTGCTGTGCTCGGTGCGGAACTGCTCGCGACCGTCGCCTTTATCCGCATGCTCACCGCATCGACCACATGGCGGAAGGTGGCGGGCGCGTTCATCTTCGTTGGCCTTGCCGCTGTCGGCGTCCACAATGCGGAGAACGGGGCGAAGGTCGTCTGGCCGGATCGCTTCGCGGAAAGCTCGGCCTCCCTCGCAGCCAAGGCTGCCCTTGCAGGCGAGGAAGCCGGGACGCTGGGCACAGCGCAGCAGGCGGCGATTCAGGGCACCGGCGCAGAGCTGGAACGGGTCAGGACGCAGATAGCGGAACTGAAGACCGAACAGCAGATCATGGCCTCGATGTCCCCGGAGGGCATCTCCAAGGCGCAATCGCTCCTCCTCGCCCAAGGGCTCTATTTCGGAAGCGTGGACGGCATCAGGCGAGACAAGACCGAAAGCGCGATGCGTGCGCGTGGTGAGGCGATCCAGGCCGAGCTTGCGACCCTCAAGGCGCGTGAGGACGGGCTGATGGCAGGGCAGGCGAGCCCCGTGCAGCAGGCGACGACTGATCGCAGGCTGTCAGAGATCGAACTGGCCGACAAAGCCTCACAAGCCTTCTGGGCATGGGTCTGGCTGATCTTCATGCTCTGCACGCTGGAAGCTGCCCGCTCGCTTAGCCTGTGGGCGTTGATTACTGATATCAGCGCAAACGATGCCAAGCGCGACCGGGAGCGCTCGGACGAGCTGGCCGAGCTGCGGCATCAGCAGGAAGTGGCGGCCATGCGTGCGGCGATGGCTACCGTAGCCGCTCCACAACCTGTTGAAAACACACCGCAATTAATCGACCCCCCAATTAGCGATAATCGAACCTCGATTCCGGAACCCGAGCCAGAGCCCGTACAGGAACCCCTGACGCTGGTTGATCCGCCAGAGCCGGAGATGACCCCGCAGCAGCGCAACGCGCGTCAGGGCGGGCTAGCCGCACAGCATGAACGCCGGGCAGCAAAGACTGAGCGCCTGCTTGTGATTGGTCCTGTCTCAACCCTCGATCAAATGAAGGTTGCCGCAGAATGAAAGTCCGTAAACTCGTAGGAATTGACCTCGGAAGTAGTAACAGCAGCGTATCGCACTGGACCCCCAGAGGGCCGGAAGTCATCAACGTGGACGGCTCGCCGCTCCTGCCCAGCGTCGTGACCATCGTCCCGGCTGATGCCGTGGCCAAGGGTGACAGCCAGATATTCGTCGGGTTGGACGGCATAGAAGCCGGCAAGCGCTATCGCGATTTCTGCTTCCGCCTGTTCAAGCGGCAACTGGCCGCTGCATGGCATGAGAACGAAGACACCGGCCACCAGACCGTCGAGGGCCGGGACGAGGAGACGAACGAGCCTAACGGCGAGCTGCACTATCAGGGGCCAGACGGCTACACCTATTCACCGACCATGCTTTGCAGCGCGGTCATCTCAAAGCTGCTTGATGCCGCCACCATCAAGTTCAAAGGGGAGAGGCCAGACGCTGCGGTGATCTGCGTGCCTGCGACCTTCACCCATGACCAGCGCGCGGCCGTCGAAGAAGCCGGAAAGATGGCGGGCTTGAAGTACATCGAGCTGATGGACGAGCCGACCGCTGCGGCTGTCGCTTACGGCTATGATTTCAAAAAGGTGCGCCGCATTGCCGTTCTCGATGTCGGCGGCGGCACAACTGACGTGAGCATCATCCAGACCGGCGCAGGGCTCGTGACGGTATTGGGCACGGGCGGGTCCAGCATCACGGGCGGGTCTGACGTTGACGCCATGCTGGGCCGCTACATCGTCGGGGAGTGGGCCAAGTCCCACGAGGGCGTTGACCTCGCTGTGGACGATACGGCGATGACGCTGGTGCTTCAGGAATCGGAGGAGACGAAAAAGCGTCTTTCCCGGAAGCAGAAGACCGAGTTTCGGATCAAGGATTTCGATCGCACGCCGGGCGGGGAAGTCCTGCACATGGACCATGTGGTCGACCGTCCATTGCTGGAGCATCTCTCCAAGGAAATCCTCGCCCGAATGCGTCAGGCCTGCACCATCGCGATAGCCGAGGCGCAGCGCAAAGACCCCAAGTTCAGCGTGCGGGACCTCAATGACGTGGTGCTCGTCGGCGGCGGCACCCGGATGCCAGCCGTGCAAGCCCTTGCCGCGCAGGTCTTCGGGCAGGAGGCGAAAACAGACATTGACCCGGAGATTGCCGTTGTCCTTGGCGCCGCCATCAAGGCGGCAGTCATCGAGGGCCGGAAGTCTGACCTGACCGTGCAGGACATCATCAGCTATTCGGTCGCCATCGAGGTCTATGACAAGGTGGAGGGCGTTGCCTCCGTCGTCATCCCCAAAGGCACGCCATATCCGAGCGAGAAGGAAGCGGCGTTTGTCCTGACGAACCGCGAGCCCGGCCAGACGGTCCTGCCCGTCCGCATCGTCACCGGAGACGAAAGCCGAGCGGCGCTGTGTGACCTGCTGCACGCAATCGATGTGCCGCTTGAGCCGGGCGAGCCGCGTAGCGCGCGCGTGCCGTTCACGGTGGGGCTTAGCGACAGGGGCACTCCTTACGGGCGTGTTGGCGAAGTAGAGTGGGGCGAGGCGTGAACGATCATCTGTATGTCAACAATCACGGACTGCGGCTGATAACGCAGTTCGAGGGCGAACCGCGTCTCAAGGCCCGTCTGTGCGAAGGCGGCGCATGGGAGATGTCCTACGGGGTCACCTTCTATCCCGATGGCTCGCCGGTCAAAGAAGGCGATAGCTGCACCTATGACGAAGCGCTGGGCATGTTCCGCCATGCGCTTACCGTGTTCGAGGACCACGTCAAAAGGCTCGTGACGGTCCCGCTCAACTCGAACCAGTTCAGCGCACTCGTCAGCCTCTGCTACAATATCGGCCCCGACAATCTTGAGCGGTCGAGCGTGCTGCGCCACGTGAATGCGCGCCGCTTCGATGACGCCGCCGACGCGTTCGGGATGTGGCTTTATGCGACCCTCGGACAGCACAAGCAGGCGCTGCGGGGCTTGCTTCGCAGGCGCTATGCCGAAGCCGTCGTCTTCATGGGCTATGATTTCGAGGTCGCCTGCTCTGACGATGCCGTGGCTTTGGTCCGCGAGCGACCGCCCGGCGACATCGGGACCGACAAGGTGCTGTTCAAGACCCCGTTCCGCGACGTGCTCGTGGTGGCCCAGCGCTTTCCGCTCCCCGCCGATGACGAGCTTGTCCTCACTACTCCCGCTTCGCCGCGTGCCGCGGTTGAGGCGGCCCAGCGGCAGCAGCCTGACCCTGCCCGGTCCCCCGCCGCTGCCGCTGGCGCTGCCTCCCCCACTATTACCAAAACCGTCGCTGCGTCTCCGGCGACGGCCCCGGCGGCGAAGGCGGGCGTCCCTCCGTCTTCGCCGCCACCAGTTCCGGCTGTCATCACGCAGCCAGTCGGCACAAAGCCCAAGAGCCCGAACACGGTCGCGCCGGCCGAGGTGCCATATCGCATCGACCCGCAAGCCGGATTAAAGCCGCTGGAGGAGAGCGACCGCGCCAAAGGGTACTGGTATCAGCAGGCCGGGATCGGGATGATCCGCCTCGGCTCGCTGGGCGTCTTCGGGACAACTGTGCAGGGCGGCGCGCAGGTGCTGCAAGGCGATCCGGTTCTCAGCAACCTTGTCCTCACCGCCTTTGTTGTCGGCGCCATCGCAATCGTCGGTTACGTGGTCAAGGCGTATGGCGACTGGCGGCGCAAGCGGGGCGAGAAGGCCGCGACGCAGGGGCTATATTGATGTGGCTCTATCCCGTCTTCGATTTCGTCGCGCGCAATCGCTGGCTGCAAGTCCTGCTGATCGGCGTGCTGATCCTCATCACCTTCGGCTTCTACCTCGCCTGGCGTGACGGGAACGTGCGCAAGCGGGTGAAGCTGGAACAGGACGTTGAGACACAGAAAGAGCGTGAACGCGTACTCGCAACAGCACAAGAGGAAGTGGACAATGTCAACGAAGCAAAGGACGCGGCCCTTGCTGCTCCTGACAGCCTGCCTGAGTTCAGTTCTGCTGATGAGCTGCGAGACGAAGCCCCAGCCATCGCCAAAGTCATTCTCCGTGATCGTGACCGAGACGGCAAGTGACGTGAAAGCGGCGGCCTGCATTGCGCTCAAGCCTGACGTTCTGACGGCGGCAGAGGAAGCCAATATCGGCTTGCTGAACTACGCCGCGCGTGAGGCTGCGTCGTGGCGTGCGTTCGGTTGCTCTAGTTGAAATTTAAATTGCGCGTCCAGCGCGGGTTCTCCGGTGCGCTCCAGGGATGTGCGCCCACCTGCGCCCCGTGCGAAGCTGCTTCACATAATCTCTCGTCAGGCCAAACTGACTGGCTATTTCGGAAGCGGACGCGGCGGACGCACGAATTTCCAAGACGTCTGCCGTTGTCAGTTTTGCAAGGTGGGACTTTTCGCCCCGCATATCACGGCCATGCATCGCTTTCTCAATTTCGTTTTGTGATTGCGTGCCCCAATGCAGATGTCGTGGGTTTACGCATGCGCGAACACCACAAAGGTGACATGCTTGATGGCCTGCTGGAGGCTTTCCGTGTGCCGCCTCGCATGCGTATCGATGGGTCGAAACGCGCTTACCGTTGACAGTAACAGACCCGTATCCGTGATCCCCTTTGGCATATGGCCAAAGAATGCACTCTTCCGTGTTCTCCGCAATCGCCTGATTTAAAAATCGTAGCCCAGCCCCGCGGGGCGTCTGAATCGTTGCAATAGTTCCGCGCCTTCGTGCGCTTTCATAGTGGTTTAAACAGAGGTTGCGGCAGTTTACAGCCTTGCCACACCCATCAACTGAACATATCCGCTGAGTACCCATGACGCCTCTCATCAGGCTTTGTGGTCAGGCGGAGGCGAGCGCTCCAACGCTCCCTTCGCCGCTCCGGATTCTAAGGGTCCGCTACAGGACATCAACTAAGAAAATGGAGAACTACGCTTATGGCTACTCAAGTAACCGTGCCTGATTTCGACACCGTTCTGGACGTGATCGGCGTTGTCGTCGTCGTCTATCTCGGCTGGATCTTCGGCGGTGGCCCGCCCATCCCGTTTTTCGCTGAGTTCGTCCCGTTCATCACCGCGACGGCAGCCGGCATCATCGGCTGGCGCTATTTCCGCCGGAACAATAAGGCGGCCTAGCCCATGTCCCGTGCGGCGCTCTCAGCTATCGCTCTGGGCGCCGCCGGGGCTGTTGGGCTCGGTATCTGGCTGCTTGGCTACGTGTGGGATTGCCATGCACGCTGGGCTGACAGCGGCCTGCGTGTGACCTACCGGGATGGGCAATGTCTCGTGGAAGCTGGCGGGCAGTACTACCCTGAACGGGTGATCCGTATCCACGTCAGGGAGCCGGGTTAGGCTTCACCGTAGGCCGCGCCGCACAGAACCAGTCGGCTTCTGCGGCGCGGATTGGCTCAGTGCCAATAGGGCAATCGTATTTTGCCGCTTCCTGTTGCTGGCGATCAGGGCCTGTAACCGCCAAAAACATCACCAAGAGTATCGCGGCAATTGTCCCTCCGCCAAACAGCAATTTCACAGCCATCCGCTATCCCTTCGTGTCAGTGAGACGGGGTCGCTTTTCGCTGGTTCTGCTCACCCCTCCCCACAAAGCGCGCGCAAAAACCGCCAAGCCATTGATACTGTTCGCAGACCCACCGTTACCTAAATCCAGTGCGTCTACCAGTTCCGCCACACCCGCATTGCGTTTTCGCCTTATCCGATCCGGCGCGAGAGGGAAATACAGGGAACAAACGCCGTTGCGCGGGAATGTGGTCCCCTCATGAATCCCCGCAAGGCGTTCGGCGGCCGTTCTCATGACGCCCGATCCTTCTGCGCAGGCGCAGAGCCAAACAGCCCATCCCGCACGTCCTGTTCCGAGGCGTGGGCATAGCGGGCCGTCGTGGCGATGTTCTCATGGCCCAGGAGCCGCTTGGCGCCGGCAAGGCTGCCCGTGCGCCGGACGTACTGCGTGGCCGCGTGGTGGCGCAGGTCATGGGCGGGGCGGGCGTCTGCAATGCCCAGCTCGGTGAGGACGCCCTTCATGTATTTCTGGAAGCTGGCGGGCTGTAGCTCGTGGATAGCCCCTCCCAGCTCCTCCCAGAACCAGACATAGCGCAGGCGGGCTCTGGAGGCCCGTCCAGCGCGTGCGGCCAGATCCCGCGCCCATGCCTCGTCCAGAGGGATGGAATGCCAGTCCCCGCCCTTCCTCTGGCGCAGGGATACGCGCCTGCCTTCGACATCGAGGCAGTGCAATGGGAACCATGCTTCCCGCAGGCGGACCCCATAGAGCGAAATGAAGTCGAACACGGCGAGGTGGTGGGCGGGAAGCCGCGCCCGGATCGCCGCGATTTCCGCCGCCGTGAACTCCCTCACCCGCGATTTCGGCTCGCGCAGGCGCAGGGCTTTCCAGTCGATTTCCGCCATTCCCCGCACCTTCATGATGCGCCGGGCGTAGTTGAGAACAGGCCGAAGCGTGTCGATGATGTCGCGGTTGACCGTCGATGCCGTTGGCATGCGCCCGTTATGCGTCATCTCCCCGCGACGCTTCGACATGGCGTCGGCCACGTGCGGCGTATCGATCGCATGGGCTGGCAGGGAAAAGTCCAGACAGCGGCGCAGGATTTCAAGGCGCTTGGACACCGTCGCCTCGGAGCGCAGATGCCGCCCGCGCGCGTTCCACCATGCGACGGAGGCGTCCTTCAAAGTGACGGCCCCTGCTTCCTCACCCAAGGTAATTCTGTCACGCTGGCGCTGTTCGACGATGCGCGCCTTAGGCTTTTCCGTTTGCCGCGTGGTCCCGCGATAACGCTTGCCGTCGATCTCGAACTCATAGTGCCAGACATGGCCGCGCCTGAAGAGTGACACGAAAGCCCCCGAAGGTAGTCCTGAACGTCTTCCTGGTGAAATCTCACGCTGCGTTCGCCCACCAGCACCCGGCGCAGCTTGCCCGATTTCACGAGCGCGCGCACAGTCTTGCAATCCTTAACCTTAAGGATTTGCGCCACCTCGGCTGTGGTAAGCAGCGGGCTCACGGCTTATGCTCCCCCTTGTCGGTGGCGGGCGGGGCGGGTAGCGGCATCCAGTGGGTGGGCTCGGGCGGTACAGAAACGTACTGCCCGCAGAATGAAACAATGTAGCCATCGCTGTGATAGGCCGCGCTGTACATATCGCCCGTTGCTTCATAGGCGAGGAAGTGCTTTCCAGTGTTTACGTATTCGTCTGGGATGCTCTCTATCGGCTGCCACTCCTGCGCGCGTAGTGCGGCGATGATGGCGGGGAGGTTGTTCCGCAGGGCGATGATCAAGCCGATGTTTGCGGCTCCCGTCGTGTCGAGTGAGCGCCCCTCGCCATTGTCCTCTAAATGCACGCAGGTGCTGTTGAGGGTGTCCGCAAGGATGTGTCCGCTTGGACCGTACAACGCGGTGTAATAGTCATCGCGACCGTTAGAACCATCGACGCGCAAGTTGTCGTCGAACCACTGGCCTTTTGTCGCCATCTGCCCCAGCCGCTCAAGCTCGTCTGCAAGTGTCATGGCGTCTCCCCCTTCTGCTGGTGCTCCAGCGCCGCGCGGGCGTCAGCGCATGCATCTCTGCAATGTGGGTGTGACGAAACGGAAGTGTGCAGCTCTATAGATTTCAGCGCCTCCCTTAGCCTCTTGTTCTCCGCGTCCATCTCGGAGAGGCGGATCACGCCTTTGCCTGCGATGCGTGAGATGCGTTCAATGTTCTCGACAAGCTCTGCGGCTGAGACGCGCTCGTCAGGCTGATTGCCGAGAGCCATTGAAATGTCACGGCGCTCTTGTTCCATCTCGGAGAGGCGGGATGCGGCGGCGCGGAGGTTGACCGCGTCCGCAACCATGTCTGCGGGTGGCTCCCATGGGTTTGCGTTGTAGGCTTCATGGCTTTTTGTGGCAGCCATCACCCGCAGCCGCTCCACCAGTTCTTGCGTCGTCACGTCTGGGGCTCCTTGAACGGGTCTTGCGTTGCAGCGAAAGAAATCAGCGTGTCGATGGTCTGACGGATCAGCGGCCAATCCTCGGCGGGGAACATGACCTTGCCGGTGTTGTCATCGAGGCAGATTTCGCGGTCGCCACTGACCAGCTTGAGCGAAGTTCTATACATGTGGCCGCTGCCGTCGATGTAGGGCTTGAGGTTGTGCTCAATGCGCAATGTCGGTTCTGTCACGTCTTCTTCTCCTGTGTAAGCGCCGCGCGGATTTTGTCTGCGGCTGCGCGGGCGCGGCGGATGTTGCGCTCTTCAGTTGGCCCGCTCGCTCGCGTCTGGGCGGCAAACGGCTCCAGCGCCCCCAGCGCTTCCGCCAGCAACTCGCGCGATGGCAGCGCGGAGAGGGCGGCGCGGGCTATGCATAGATAGCGTTCCTTGCCAGCGCTGGTTTCCTCGTCCCATTCCATGCGGTGCTCTGGCGCGTCTACGTCCCAGATCGCCCGCGCGACGCGTTCGATCATTGCGTCATCAGACATGACCAACCCTCTTCAGCACTTTGTGAATTGTCGTGGGATGCTTGCCCATCTGGCGAGCAATTTGCGCAGGTATGAGACCTTGTAGGTGAAGCGTGACGACCATCTCGGAGTTCACCGAGTTCCTGGTGTTCAGACACTGCTCTTTCAGGGTTGCCCAGCGGCAGTTATGCGGGCCGTAGTTTCCGTTATTGTCGATCCGGTCAATTGAATGATTGCGAGACGGCTTGTTCCCCATGTCGGAAACAAAGCACTCAAGGCCGCACTTCTCCCCATCCCCAAAACGCCAGCGGTCGCAAACGGTGATGCCTCTGCCTCCGTAGCGTGAATAGCTTTTGTCTTTCTCGCTATGACACCTCCGGATCATCAGCCTCCAAGTATTGTATAGTGGATGTTGATCGCCTTTCTTTCCGAGGCCGTGAATGCGCTTTGACCCGCGAGACCTTACCTCTTCAAAGTAACACCCGCAGCTCTGTGAGTGTCCTTGAAGCAGCGAGTTTTCGTAAACAACTCTCTCAACTCCACAGTCGCATCTGACTCGCCAAGCTGCGCGATTGGTCCTGCCATCGCTTTTTATGGTCCGCTCAAACGGAACGAACCTGCCAAAGCGTTGGCCGATCAAGTTGCGAGTGCTTGCAGTTGATCCAGCGCGCTCTACAGTCTCGTCATCGTGTGTCATTTCCCGAACCCTCGTTTCGGCCACTTGTGCGGCGTTGTGCGTTTCTGAAAGCCGCGCGACGGGATAGGACGCTTCTGGCCTTGGCCAACCTCGCCTCGAATCCTGCGGCCTTTCGCAGACGCTGAAACATCCCGTTTCGTCTTCACGATATGACACGGCGTGCAGAGCAATTGCCAGTTATCCAGCTCGTGCTTTCCGAGATGATCGAGCGCCTGGATATGGTCGATAGCGTATTCGCCCAGCTTGACCTTGTCGCGGCATGAGGCGCAGCGCGCATCGTACTTGATGAACACGCTGGCGACTTCGCGGGCTGTGAAGGCGCGGCGCTTCTCTGGCTGGGGGAGAGTGTCAGTCACGTCAGCCTCATCTCTGCACGTTTCGTCGCCTCGGCTGAGCGGTTCTCCCAGCCCTTCATCTCGACATAGTTCAGGTGAACCTTGGCCCGATTGGCTGCGGTCTTGGCGTTGACCATCCGCTTTATGTAGTCGGTCCATTCCGGCATCACCTTCACGACGCGCTCTGCGGCAGCGTCGGTCTTCTCTCCGCTTTCGTTCTTCAGCTTGGCGAGAAACGCCGTCTTGCACTCTTCCAGCATCCGCGCGGCTGCATCCTTATCAACCCAATCGAGCGCAGCTTCGCGGTAGATTTCAGAGAAGGGGCGGTTGTCGCCGTCACGCATCACTCAGCCGCCTGCATCATCGCTGTCAGACGGCCAAGCGTCAGCGTGCGAGCTTCCTGAACGCGGGTATACTCGCGCGGATAGTTCTCCTTGAGCGTGGCCAGTGTGCGGACTGCGCGCTTCATCACGTGGTCAACGCCAGCCTCGCTGTCGGCCTTCTCAATCTCGCCAATGAGGGCGTTCGCCCGGCGGACATGCTCCGGGATGGGAGGCGGCTCGTGGGCTTCCTCCTCGTCCTGGTTTTCGTCGTCATTTGCGATTTGCGATGGACCGACACTGGCGCGGCTTTTGTCGTAGAGCGCCAGACCAAACTGGTTGCCGAACGTTGACATGGCGCGTTTCATCGCGTCGGTCTCGGCTTCCTTCACGGCGCTTTCGATCGCATCGCCAAGCTGATTGTCCTTGCCAAAGCCGGAGCCGAAGCCAGTTCCCTCCCGATGGCGGGCGCCACTCTCGCCGTGGACCGTAATGCGGACAGTAGCGAGGTATCCGACGCGCCATTGCTTTTCGGTGCGCCCGTTCTTGGTCACATCAACGAGGTCGCAGTTTGTCTGCTCCAGCCGCACGACATGGCGTTCCCAAGCGCCAAACCCGAAGATGCGGTTTGCTTCGTTGATCGCGTGCCATCCCTCAATATAGGACAGCTTTGGGCCGCCGGGCTGCTGGCGCGTCTTGACCTTCGACGGGTCGAGATTGTCCGCAAGCAGCTTCTGCTGTTCGCCTGAGAAAATATCGGGTTTCACTTTTTCCACTCCACCTTGAGGGTTTCTGATTGCTCAAGGCGAGCGCCTGGCACTGAAATGCCGGATGCGATGCGGGCCTTGATCTTCGCGTCATTGCGCGAGGGCTCCAGTTCAAAGAACTCTTCAGGGATCGCGTCTGGATCATCCACCTTCAGCTTTGGCGGCGTCTTGGCGATGGTCAGGCGCGCAAGCGGCGTGGTGTCCTGCATGACGCCGTTCTCAATGAGGAAGTCGCGGATGCGCTCGCGCTGATCCGAGACGCGGTCAGCAACCGCCTTGCGATGCTCCTTCGCTTCCTTCTCGGCGGCAGCGGCGGCGCGGTCTTCCGCTTCAAGAGCGGCAAGCTCCTGGACCATGCTTTCCAGCGGGTAGTTTGCCAACGCGGCTTCGCTCACAGCTTGTCCTCCGCTCGGGTGATGATGAAATCGAGAAACTCCGCCAGCGCGCGCAACTCGTGCTCTGATGCGCACCGTTCGCGCACGAGGCGGCGCATCAGGCGTTCGCAGTCGGAGCGCAGGGTGTCGGGCGGCGTGGGGCGCGTGCGGGCTGTTGGGAGCGTGTGAATGGTGGCGGTCATGTGAACCGCCCGCCATTTAGCTGAGCAATGCGGGCGCAAGCTGCGCGCCATGATACGTCTGCAAGCGTCATGGCCCGGACTGCTTCGTCGCGCGTCCTGTAAAGCGGTCCAATGCGAACGCCGTCAGCCATCACCATGAAAGGCCCGCGCCGCTTGTCTTTGTGGCCTGAGACGATTTCGTAAATCACAGCCCCCTCCGCAGCTTAGCGACGGTCGAGCGCACCACGTTGACCGTCTGGCGCGGACGGACCCGCGACGTCAGGTCGAACGCGCTGACCTCTGCGGAGCGGGCTAGATGCTCAGTCAGCGCGAACGCGGGACGGGTGAGGGCGATGGCTTCGCGGATCATGCTGCACCTTTGAGGACGCGGGCTGCGCGGCGAAGATCGCCAAGCGTGCAGAACGTGTCTGCGCTTTCGAGTTCTTCGTCCTTGCCCCACCACGCGACGAAGCGGAGTTCGACATCGTCGCGGAAGCTTTGGGTGGGCGCGTCGATCATGAACACCGGGCCAAAGTTTCCCTCGGCTTCTTCCCACTCAATCGCCTCAGCGAACGGCTTCAGCGCACTCTCAAGCACGCGCACTCTCTCAGCCTGTGCGTCTGACGCGGAGCGCTTGTTCCAGCGTTCGATGACTTCGTTCGGATGGATGTCGGGAACGTCCTCGATGCACGTACCCTGGTCGGCTCCGCAATCTCGGCAATAAACAACGACGCGGTTGCCGAAGTGGCCGTTGATTGCGCGATAGCCTTGCGCGGTATCCAGTTCGGCTTCACCGCCGCAGAACGGACAAGGCAACATCTTATCAAGGGTGCGCAAATCGAACTCACGAACCTGCATTGGGATACCCTTTCTGTTTCCGCTGCCACGCGTCCATGCCGCCAAGCTGTTCAATTGCGGCGAGTGCGGCATCTAGCGCAGAGTTGTAGGCGGAGCTGGCTCCGGTTCCGCCAAGCGCATCGACAGCGCGATAGGCGAGGTCCAGCGTGTCGAAGTATTCGGGGCTGCGATCAAAGGAAGGCGGGGGCGTCACTGCGTTCACGGCTGGATGGTCAAGCACGTACCGGAACATTGCGAATGCCTGCGCGGCGTTCAACAGGTTCGTTCCGGTCGGCTCGTGCCGTCCACCCTCGGGCGTGCCGTTGTTGTACTCGGGCACGAAGCTGATGCCTGCGTCTGGGCGAAAATCAGGTGGCAGCTTCCAGCTAAGGAACCGCGCAACCAAATACGGCACCAGCCGCTCGGCAATCTGTTCCGGTGTCGCGCTCACGGGGACACCCGCTCATCGCGGCGCTGGTCGGCGCGGCCATAGTCCGGCTCGCGGCAGAGTTTGGCGATCACCGCTGCAAGGGCCAGCTCGCAGTCGCGAGCCGCCGCCTTCGCGTCGTCCCACCGTTCCGCTTGCGCCTTGTGTGCAGCTTCGATGTGGGCTGTTGCGCGCTCCAGACACTCGCGCGCGCCGGCAAGGCTCGACCAGAGCTGATAAGCGGCGGCGGTTGCTTCTGGTTCGGGGTTGATCTTTCCGTTCCAGTATCCGTAGTCCTTGAAGATCGAGGTCATCCGTGTCTCCCTTGCTTGGGGAGAGGTAAGCACATAGCTGACCTAGATGGCAAGCAAAATCGTCAGCACATGGCTGACTTTTTTATGCGCGCTTGCGTTTTCCGTCTGGAATGAAGGAGTTGAGCACTTTCA